CCGATATCTTCAGGCAGGACAGGCTGATCGCTGTAGGTGAGATAGGTGTAGCTGGGGGCGCTGCTCCCGCTGGCCCCGTAAACCGGGCAGGGCTGATCGGTAGTCAGGTCATAGACCTGAACATTTGATACGTTGGATGGGTCGTTGCCAACAAAGATAGCGTACTGTCCGGCATCTCCACGGTCCATCTCGATTGACTGAAACCGGGTGCTGTCGTTGGCACCAGTGGCAAGGTTTCCTTGGTAAATCGCGGGCGGGCGTCGGGTAGCCCCAACCGCCACAGAGGGAAGCACATTGTCCCCAACCTCAAACTGATTCGTAAACCGAAGGTTGGCAGGCTGCTGGCTGACACCGCCCAGCAGGTTGGGAACGGAGACCGACAGGTTCGTCATTAGAACCTCCGGAGCGGGCTATAGCGGTTGATGATGCGGCCAGCAGCAAAGCCGTCAAAGAGATTCAGATCTTCCTCATCGGACTCCATCGCCTTCATCACACGGCGGGAGTCCATCTCGTTGCGCATCAACGACTGGTTGGGGCTGGAGCCCTCGGTGACCACATCGTAGAACTTGCGCACCGCCCGGGCAATGATGTACACACGGGCATGCTGGGGAAGAGAAGTGAAGCCGATGAGCCTGACCAGCTTCGATACAGTTATCGCGGACGTAAAGGTCGCGGTGTTGGTGGTGAGATTGAACAGGGTCGATCCACGGGCAGTCACATCCGTGCCTGCATTATCGTCAGGATCAATATCAACCCAGATGACATCGGAATCAAGCGTGATGGCGTTGGCCACCGGAGTCAGGGTGACATCCCGCTCAGTGTTGAACCTCCAGCCCTCAGCGAGAACTTCCTTGTGAGTCTCGTCAAGGATATGCACAGCCAGCGCCGTGTCCGGAGCAAGGGTCCCGGCAATCGTGGCAACATGCTGCTCCCCGATAGCGGTCAGCATTGAGTTGACGGCTTCCAGTTTGGAGGTTGCGGTAGTTTCTGCCATGGCTCAGCTCAACGGACGGTGGGGGAGGAGACGGCCCCCAGCCAGCAGGAGGTAACTGGCTGAGGGCCGGAGCGCGACACTAGCTACTACGCCGAGCGGAGTTCGTAGGCGCACTCGGGACGGAGCACGTTGTGGCCCATGGCGTACTTCGCGACGAAGAGGTGCGCCTGAAGGTCCATGCGGTACTCGCTCTCGATGGCGATGTCCATCAGCTTGACCGTGCCGATCGCGCTCTTGTGGAAGGCGAGCGCAACCGTGCTGGTCATGTTGACAGCGTAGCCAGAAGCCGTGACACCCGTGTTGGCGGCGGTATCCGGGACAGCCGTCCACCAGTTACCGTTGTCGCCAAGGGTCAGGTCAGCGGCTCCCGGCGCAGTGCTGTTGTCGTTGTCCTTGGTATCGCCACGCAGATGGACGCTGTTACGCGCCGCAGTCTGGGCCGCCACATCCGAGGACGGGATGTTGTTGGACACGATGATGTTCATGCCAGCAACCTTGTAGATGATGCCCTTGGCGAAGTCGCCATTGCCGTCGCTGAAATCACGATCCAGCAACGAGCCGCCGGAGCCCGCAGCGCCACCGCCCGTCAGCATGTAGTACTGGGCCGGGCGAAGAACCACATAGCGGTCTTCCTTCGGCACATCCTGCATGTCCATGCGGAGGGCGATCTTGTACAGACCGCGAATCAGGTTGGCAGCCGTGGTCAGGAAGGAAGCATCGACGATCGTGAAGCCGTAGCCGCCACCAGTGAAGCTCGGGCTCGACCGCGCCGCTTGGCAGATGACCTGCGCAACCGTCGTGTCGAACTTCTTCGCAAGCGCACGACCAAGCTCGGTCGTGTACAGCGAACGCAGATCGTAGTGGTTCATCGCCTCATCGATCTTGGCGATCGTGGTCGCCGAGACCATGAGGTTGTCCACCGCGATGATGCGCTCAGCGTGACGGATCGTGTTGAGGTAGGTGTTACCAGCGTCAGCGATGTTCTGACCCGGCGTGTGGTACTTGGCCGTCGCCGTGCCGAGGACCGGGAACTGAGCCGACTCGCCGCCAGTGATCGTGCGAACAGTCGCAAGATCCTTCAGCTTCGCTTCGGTCTCGAACGTGGTGAGAACCTCACCAGCAAACTTCTTGAGAAACAGGGAGTAAGCCGAACCAGCGAGGTTCGTTTGCCCCGGACGAGAAATAGTCGTATCGCCATTTGCCATGGCTAGATCCTTGTGTGTGAAAGACTGTAGAGACGGGGGAAGGACACATCCGCCTCAAGCGCATCCATCACAGGTTCTCTGCCGTAGCAGGCCCGGTGTCCGCGACCAGAGGATAGACGGTTGTATTGAATCAGGCCCAAGTCGCCAGCGTAGGAGCTTTGAAGCTTCGCTGAGGCTGGCGTGTAATAGCCCGATTGTAGATAGCTAGGAGCTCGGTGCGGAATGCCAGCACGCTGCCCCAGTTATCAGGGTTGTACAGAAGAAGATTGGTGAGATCTTGTTCCAGAAGAGCGTAAGAAGTCTTCTCGTTACTCATGGCGCGGGAGTCTCCTCAGGCCAAACGGGTGCGGTACGGGATTGAGCGGCGTAAAGGACATCGACAATAGAGATGATGTACGAGCGCATTGCATCAAGATTAGCAACACTACCTTGAGAACGCTGGAGCTGAGTAACAAGCTCAGCAAGAAGCGCCTCATACTCAATACGCATGTTACTCATATGTATCCTTAGAGGATGTTGGACTTGGACAGGCGAGCCTCGACATCTGCCCGGTAGGCAGCGTCGCGCTTGTAGCGGGGATCGGACATGGCAGCCGTCAGCTCAGTGCGGCTGCGGAACGGCTGACTGGACTGAGCCCCGCCACGGCCTTCAAGCCGCACCTTGGGGGCCACACTACCGCCGGAGGCGGCAAAGGCCCCGGCAAGGCCACGGACGGCCAGCATGATGGCGGCATGATTCCCGCTGGCGATCGAGGCGTTGTAAGCCGCGATCTCAGCCTTGCTCATGTTGGACGCAGCCCAGTTCACCATCTCGCGATAGTTGTCTGCTCCGCCAGACACGCTGTGCACTTCGGTCTGAAGCTTGGCACCAATGGCCTGCTGCCCGGCAATGTAGGCGTCAACTACCTTCTTGGGCATGCCGAGCTTAGCCAACTCGCCATAGCTCTTATCGGACAGCGCACCAGTCTTGCTGTACTCATCAGAGTAGGCGTTGAGCGCCGCCTCCATGCTGGGGGCCGGGGCCGATTCAGCCTTAGCGTCCGGCTGGCCCAGCTTCTTCTCCAGCGCAGCGTAGGCAGCAGCAAGATCTTCAGCCGACTTGAACTTCTCAGGAAGCCACTGGGGGCGATCGGAGCTAGGCTGGCTCTCCGATGCCGGGGCAGCCTCCTCCGGTTCTACCGGGATCGGGACAAGTTCCGACTCAGGAGCAGTGGACACAACGGTATCCTGAACCGGAACAGTGCCCGGAGCGTCCGGGCCAGTGTTATCGCTCTTGACCACAATCGAGTTGAACCCGCTAGTTTCGTTCTGCATGTTAGCTAGCCTCCTGACCAGCCATCATCTGAGGTACCATCTTCGACATGGCCGAGATCGCCGGACCTCCCAGCGTTGCAGCCATGGCCGATTGTTGCTGCTGAGCATCCTCTTGGGCGATGACATCAGCCGACTTCACAAGCCCTTCAACATTCAAGCCGACAGCAACGGCGCGGCGAGTGAGAAAGTCCCGGATATCGATGTACTTGGTGACAATCTCCGGGCCAAAGGTGTTCAGGGCCCCGGCCACAAAGGTGTCGAGCTTCTGAAGATCGTGGCCACGGCCAAGGGCCTCAAGGCCCGTCACAATGGCCGGGCGCACCGAGGGCGGAAGCCGGGGCACACGGCCCTTCTTCTGTAGATCAGCCAGCAGCCGGGTGACCAGCGGGAGCTGCATCTCCAGCGAGAGCACTGAGTAGACGCCGCCGAGCGCATCTTCCAGCTCCTGCGCAAGGTAGCGAATCTCTTCAGCGGTCACGCGCTCAGCATTCCGCTGAACCGAGCTGGCCATGAGAAACGCCTTGGACAGATCTTCCATGATCTGAGCGCGGGCTTCCTGAGCAATGCGCATATCCGCATACTTCTCAGCCTGAACCACCGAGACATCATCGGCAGTTCCGTCACGCACCGCACCGTTCGGAGCCGTAGCGACATCTTCCTTGCGGGTGACGCCAGCCGGGTTCACAAGGACCAGCAGCTTGGCGGCACAGGCCGCCGTCTCCACGATAGCTTGGCTCAAGCCTTCAAGGGAGATGAGGTCGCCGAGGTATTCCTCGACCATGCTGCGGCCATAGCTCTCATTGGCAATGGCGCTCATCCGCAGGGGGATGTAGGGCAGGCGGTCCGAGGAGTAGAACCCCTCCGAGCCCGGCACCATCTGGTTCTTGATCTCCTGCCACACGCGCCACTTGCCGTCTTCCAGCACAGCGGCGGTGTAGATCTGCACTGACTTCTCGCGAGAACCATTCCCCTCGTTCTCGCTGTCTCCGTTGTAGCAGAGCGCATGCTGCTCTTCGGTCAGGAGCTCTTCCGAGGTGTTCTCGATCGTGACAATGCAGGTGGGGCTGCCGTCCGGGTCACGGTCGATGACATACTGGCTGAGATGGAAGACACGGATGCCACCCTGCGGCTTCATCCACAGCAGGACATTGCCAGCGACAAGCAGGTGCTTGAGCGCCTCAAACATGTTGATGCGGATCGCCTGCGTCTCGATCTCCGTCATCACTGCGCCTTCGACCTTGGCCAGCGCAGCCTCAATCTCGCTCTTAGCTTCAGGGGCCCCGGCAAGCTGCTCAAGGGCATAGTCATCGATGCGCAGGCGGAAGAAGCTGCCGTTGGGCGGCAGCAGGGAGAGCAGCAGCTTGGATGCGAGGTTATTGACCGCACGCGCACCAAAGGCCTGATACGGGGTCTCGATCTCTGCGGAGGATTGATGATCATCCCACGGGATGAGCGTAGGCAGAGTCAGAGCTGCACACTTGCGGGCGCGGTTGAGGAATAGATCGCGGTCCGCTTCCAGCTTGCGGTACAGCTCAGTTGCGGTCTGCTCCACTACTTCAGCTCCTTATACCCGACAGGCTGAGGGGCTGCACTTTGAGGCACAGTTGCCCAGTAGAGCTTACCGTTCGCATCCCGGCGGAGTTCCTGACGCATCGCCTCTACCTCGCCGTCATCGCGTCTGTACCTACTCTCCGAGGTGCTAAGCGGCTTGCGGTCCGGGATATCCTCGCCGATATTGGCCAAGTCCACCGACCCAATGTTGGCCGTCGCCCCTGTTTCACCCTGCGACTGTCCGCCGATAGTCAGTGCCGACAGCCCAGTAAAGGTATCAAAGCCCGACGCCCGCTGAATCCGACCCATCCGATTGGCAACGGGGGGTGCCGGAGGAGGCGGCGCTTCCGGGGCGGCGGGCATCTTGGGCTTACTGCACATTCAATACCTTGGGCTTCGCCTGCGTTTGGATGGCGTACTGCGACTCCAGATAGTCTACCACGCTGCGAGCGCCGGACTTGTACCAAACCTCCCGATCTGTCAATGTCAGACTCGGGCATTTATTGGGAAACAGGCGATTGAGTTCATCAATCAAATCTTTGGAGATGATGGCGTTCATTCAATACCTACAAGGAAGTCAGCTTGGGAGAAGCATTCTCTTGCCGAAGCACTGCATCAGCGGCGGCTCCACGCTGGGCAGCGCGGTATGCGGACAGAAGAACGGAGTAGTTGATCAAGTCAACAAGTGTGTCCTCAAAGGATTCATCCTTCACCTTGAACTCACCGCTCTCCATGAAGCTGGACAGTCTGGACATCTTGTCCGTCATGCGGACGAGGAAGCCCTTCTCCACAGACGTAATGCCCATGGCTTCAACACGTTCAAAGTTCGCGAACGGAGAACGCCCATTAGCGCCAGCGTAGTCTTGATTCTTCTTGTCCATCAAGTCCCACGCCTGCTGGCACATGGCCTTGTGGTAGTCGAGCAGCCGCTTGCGGTCAAAGCTAGAGGTATCAGTGAGCATGTTCACCTACTTGTGGTTCCAGTAACGAACTCGGCCAGTTCCAATGTACTCGCCAGCGCGAAGGATGTGCGCCACACGAGCTTGCACCAAAGCGTACTCCTCGCTGAATCCAGCGCCACTGTACGCATCGACCACGATGGGCCAGTAGTGCTTTGACTCCTGACCCGCAAGAAGCTTGGCGGCGGTCTTGGGCCCAATGCCCGGGCAGCCCGGATAGCCATCGGAGACATCGCCAGTCAGCGTCTGCGTGATGTGGAAGTAGTCAGCCATCTCATCGTCGATCAGATAAGGATCGACCTCAGGTGTGCTGGGCTTGTACAGGTACCCCGGCACACCCTGCATATCCTTGTCGGACGAGACCATGATGACGGCATCCTTGGGACTGACGCCCATCTCCCCGCAAAGCTGCTCATCTTTGGTGGCCAGCATGCCAATGATGTCATCACCCTCCAGACCGGGGCGATGGGCGACCGCAAACTTCTGACCGATGGAGCGAACAAGGCTGGGGTATCCAGTCGGCTTGCGCTTACCGTGGCGGTTCATTTTGTACTGGTTGTAGATCATCCTGCGCCAGTTCCCGCCAAGCGGATCGCTAAAGGCGATCACCACCTTGTCCGCCTTGAGCAGCCGAATCAGGTCATCGACCTGCGCCTCGAACCGCCCAGCAGCTTCAGCCATGTCGGCGGACAGCGTAAAGAATCCTCCACCCCAGTCCACCTCAACCTCGGAAGATGCCGCCGCCTTGTAGGCCAGCTCGTCACCATCGATTGCCAGAACTGTACCCATGTCACCGTCCTCCGTGGTCTACTTTCTTGAGCCTGCTCATACGGGCGCTGAGCTTCTTTCTCTCATCTAGCCCATCGGTGTTACAGTATTCAATAGCAGTCTTAGCCTGAACAAACTTTTCCTGCATGAATGGCATGCATAGAGTAAGCATGTCCTCAGCATCGACGCCGCTGATCGACCAGTAGTAAGCGGAGCGGTGATTGCGTTTGCGGGTGGAATCTTTCTTAGACTTCACCGTCCCACCAAAGAGCGACTTCAGCCAGTGCAGCGTGTAGGGATAGGTGTTGCTGATCATCACACGACATTGACGGCCAGACACTGTGATGCAACCTTCGCCGTCAATGTATCCCGCAGCGTAGGCGTGCTCCACCTCGCGCAGGAGCTCACGGCTGTACGCATTCCAGTCAGTGTGTTTCATGCCAATCCTTGCCAATCTTCGCCTCCCCCTTCATCGGGCAACGGAACTTGAGAGCAGCGCCTGCATCCTCCACAGCCTTGGCCGCGATGGATGCAACTTCAGCAGCGATCGCCTCGTCCACCTCAAACTGCATCTCGTCGTGAACGTGGGCAACCATGGCCCAGCGGCTGTGGCCGGGGAACGCTTCGGCAAGACGCTGGCATGCAAGCACCGTGGCCTTCTTCATCAGCACCGCGCCC